ATCCAATGATTAACCGTACAATAGTAAATGGCGTTTCAGCTAATAAGCTAAAAGACATAATGACAAAGTAATGAGTAAGATTAGAAAAAAGGATTACCAATCGAGTAATGTATTAGAAGCTGCATTAGATAGGATGCGATACCTGTATGATAGTTTTGATAATGTAGAAATAGGTTTTTCAGGCGGAAAGGATAGTACTGTTGTTTTGAATTTAGCCATAAAGGTTGCTCGTGAAAAAAATAAACTTCCTGTAATAGCAAATTTTTATGACGAAGAAGCGATACACCCGACAACTATTGAATATGTACAAAGGGTAAGCGAACATCCAGACGTTAAACTTAATTGGTTCTGTTTAGAGTTTAAGCATCGTAATGCTTCATCAAACGAAGAACCTTATTGGTATACTTGGGATAAAGACAAAAAAGATTTATGGGTTCGTGATATGCCAGAAAATTGTATAAAGGAACATCCTAAGTTTGTAAAGGGTTTATCTTTCCAACAATTTACATCATATAGAGCTGATAAATCTAAAGGCACAACTGTAGATGTAACAGGCGTAAGGACACAAGAGAGCCTTAGAAGATTTCAGGCAGTATCACAAAAAGTAAATGATAACTATATTTCAAGATACGGGCATTTTTCTATTGCGCATCCAATATACGATTGGAGCAGTCAAGACGTATGGAAGTTGGTACACGAGTGGGATATAGATTATAATAAAACATATGACATATTTAACAAAACAGAACTGAGTAACAAGTTTCTTACTCAAAGAGTTTGCCCACCATTCGGAGAAGAACCATTAAGAGGATTATGGATATATGCAGAATGCTTCCCGGACTTATGGCATAAAATGCTTAATAGAGTAGAGGGCGTTGCTACTGCTTGGCGATATGCTAATACAGAATTATACGGAGTAGGCGGAATACAAAAGCCAGACGAATTAAGTTGGAAGGAATACCTTTCGTATATCGTAGATACTTATTCAGGTAAAGAAAGAAACTTTGTAATAGAAAATATTAACAGATATATTACATTGCATAAAGACAGGGCTAAAGATAATATAGCAGACATAGAAGCCAATCCATTAACAGGTATCTCTTATAGATGGCTTTGCAAAATTGCACATAAAGGAGATTTTAAAGGAAGGCAGTTGCCGGATAATGAAAGGGCTGCGGCTATGAAACGATTAGATATAAATCAAGATGATGCAGTATATTTATACGGGAACGAAAAATACAAAAAGCAATACTTTAAAAAATGATTGACAAAAATCAATATCCATCTGTTACCCGCATATTAGCGAAAACAAAACCGCAGTCAGATATTGATATGCTTGAAAAATGGAGAATTAAAGTAGGTCCTATAGAAGCAGACAGGATAAGTAATGCCGCCTTAGAACGTGGTAAGATGTACGATACCTTCATCGAGGATTATGTAAATGGCATAGACATACCGCATAAAAAACTGCAAGAGTATTTAAAACAATTTCAAATAGTATCAAGAGAAGAAAACGTATATAGTAACCAATATCTATATAAAGGTAGATATGATTGTATATTTGCTAAAAATGGGATATTAGTACTAAATGATTTTAAAGGCTCAGGCAAAAAGAAAACAAAGAAATGGTTAAAAGATTACCCTTTACAGATAGCCGCATATATAAAAGCATTAGAAGAAGTTGGGGTAATTATTAATTGGGGTATGATAACCGTTATACTCGATGATGAAATACAGACCTTTGTTTATGACCATTGCGAAATAGAAACTTATTTTATAGAATTTTTAAAAAGACTAAAACAGTATAATGATGAAACAAATGCCAATATCTAACGTACAATGGTTAGACAGAAACGAACTATCCCCAAACCTATATAATCCAAATAAGGTTGCACCGCCAGAAATGGCACTACTGAAACAAAGTATATTACAAGACGGATGGCTATTCCCTATTATTGTATTCGATAAAACAATACATATAGAAAACCTAACAGATAATAAAGACCTGAATAAGTACACAATCATCGATGGCTTCCATAGGTATACGATAAGCGGAGACAAAGACATCTACAAACTAAGCGATGGCAAAGTGCCTGTAGTTATCCTAAACCCTAGCAACCCATTAGCTACAACCGTAAGGATGAATAGAGCAAAAGGTACACACGCCGTATTAAAGATGGGCGACATCGTAAAGAACCAAATAGATAACGGAAAGCAGCTAAGTGAGATAATGAGCGAGTTCGGTATGGAGAAAGAAGAAGTGGTTAGATTAGCAAATAGGATGGGAATACACAAGACTGATATTATTGTAGATACCGATTGGAGCAATTCTTGGTTACCAAAATAACAGCATAATAACAGCACAATGGCAAGTAAAGATATAATAGCACATCAATTTAATAAAGGGCAGTCTGGCAATCCAAATGGAAGACCTCGTAAATATGTAAGCCTATTAAAAGAACAGGGCTATAAAGTATCGGAAATAAATGACACCATACAAGCTATGATGGCTATGGAGTTCGAGGAATTAAAATCTGTATGGGATAACCCGAAGGCAACGATACTAGAAAAGACTATTGCGGCTGCTATGCGTAAGAGCTTAGAGAAGGGCAGCCTTTATAGTTTAGAAACTTTGCTTACTCGTGTATATGGAAAGCCAAAGGAGACAGTAGACACAAATAATAAAACTGAGTTTACAGGTAAAATACAAGTTGAGGTAATTACAAGCGGAGTGCCTTTAGCAAATAGAGAAACAGATGTTTAGAACTACAGACGTATTCCTAAGCAATAGGAATGCTGAGACAGACATAATAGTTAATCAAGGCGGAACGAGTAGCGGTAAAACATACTCGATATTACAAAATCTATTCCTTCACGCTATAGAAGATGACAGATGTATCATCACTGTTGCAGGTCAGGATATACCCAATTTAAAAGTAGGTCCGATAAGAGATGCTCATAATATAGTAGAACAGACGGAAGGACTATCTGATTACATTTTAGAGTATAATAAATCGGATAGGGTTTTTAAGTTTGTCAATGGCTCGATTATAGAATTTAAAAGCTATGACGATTCACAAGATGCCAAACAGGGTAAAAGGGATTATCTATTTTTAAACGAGGCTAATGGTGTTCCTAAGATAATTTGGGATGAACTATATATTCGTACAAAGAAGCGGAGTTATATTGACTATAACCCGAACAATGAATTTTGGGTACATACCGAGCTTATAGGTAAGCCAAATGTTACGCTGATAATATCGGACCATAGGCATAATACTTTCCTTGACCAAAAGATACACGATAAGATTGAGGCAATCGAAGACCCAGAACTTTACAAGGTTTATGCCCGTGGGCTTACGGGTAAAATCGAGGGGGTAATCTTTAGGGATTATAATGTAGTACCCGGCATCGACCCAGATGCCAAGCTCATAGGCTACGGCTTAGACTTCGGCTTTACGAATGACCCGACTGCCTTGGTGGCACTATATAGCTACTCAGGGGAATTGGTAGTAGATGAGCTGATTTACCAGACAGGGCTTTTAAATGTCAATATTAGCGATTTAATGCGTGATTTAGGCGTTAATGGGCGTATTGTGGGGGATAGTGCCGAACCCAAGTCAATCGCTGAATTAGGGGCATATGGGTGGCAAATAGAGGGTGCTAAGAAAGGACCGGATAGCGTAAGGCAGTCAATAAACAATTTAAAGAGGTATAAGCTCAATGTAACGCAAAGGTCCGTTAATCTAAAAAAAGAGCTAAATAGCTATAAATGGAAGCTAAATAAGGATGGGAAGCTAGATAATGACCCTGTAGACTACCTAAACCACGCCATTGATGCCCTACGATATGCATCCCTAAATATCCTCGAAAACCCAACTTCTGGCAGGTATGCCTTCCTTTAGGGGTACTTTTTACCGTTCATCACTGATATTTACCGTTCATCATAAACTTTAAAAAAAAGTTTGCTCATTTGATTGTGGAATGTGAAAAGGTTGTATATTTGATATATCAAACAACCACAAAAACAAAACACATGAAAAATCTAATTGAAAAGTACGAAAATCTAGGCTACACTTTAACATTAAAAAATGAGCCTATGATTATAGGTACTTGCGTAAGAAAAGTTAGCAGGGCTAGAATACCTAACCCATTATTTAACTACAGATTTAGAAGCATTGACAGAATGATTGAGTTCTGTACTGAATGGATTAACAAGGTAGAAATTAACGTAAATGCTGAAAACGAAAGGAAAGCTAAGAAAAAAGAGGCTCAAAAAAATATGCAGCATAATTACAAGGTAGGCGATATAATTTACAATAGTTGGGGATATGACCAAACTAACATTGATTTTTACCAGATAATAGAAGTTAAGGCTAAGTCGATTATGATTAATAGAATAGGCAAATGCTATGTTGAGGGAACTGAGGGCTTTATGTCATCAAACGTAAAACCAATCCAAGATGATTTTATCGGAGAGCCAATTTTGAAAAAAGTAAATATTTTAGTAAATTACAATGGTAATATTCAATACTACATCAAAGCAGAACACGGATGTTTTGTTGAGTATCACAATGAAAAATCTGGCGTATACTCTAGTTGGTACGCTTAAAATATATAGGGGTGCGACTATTCAACGCACAATTTAACTAAACTAAACACAATGAAAAAAGAAACCGCACAATTTTTAGCCGTATTTTTAGTAGCTTGTTACCTTATAGGGCAATTACAAGACATCTACTCAAAATGATTTACGCTATCTGCCTTCTGCTAATTGCAACAGGTTTTGTAATGGCAGCTTTATTTGACTACACAATTAAAAACTATGACCCAAAGCACAAAAGATTACATAGACAAATATTACGCAAGTGAGCCTATTAGTATAATGATGACTAACATTGATGCGACTTACTTAGAGATACTTACTTACTGCAACGAGCAAGGTTATGAACCTGCAAAGCGTAGAATGAGAAGTCCAGAACATAAGTCAAAAGTTGGCTTTTTTGACATAGATAATTACAAACCCGAAACAATATAACAATGGAACTACAACAAATCTTTGAAACAACAAAAGAACAACGCATAGAGTTTACGCATCAAGTAATTGAACGCTTAAATGCAGGGGAACTTGACCCGTTAAAAACACATCTACAAGTAAAAGCCTTAGAGGATATGCTCGAAACACTAAAGGCAAACAAGGACTATAAAGATGCAGTATTACAAGCAGCCGTACTTAATGGCAAGGACTTTGAGTATATGAGTGCAAAGTTCAACATTAGAGAAGTAGGTGTTAAGTATGACTTTAGCAAATGCGAAAGTCCTGCATATAATGAGATTATGGATGACTATAACGATGCTACTAAACGCAAAAAGGATATGGAAGATTTCCTTAAAAAAGTTCCGCATCAAGGACTTGATATTATTAACGGAGTTACGGGCGAGGTTACAAGAGTTTACCCACCTGCTAAGAGTAGCACAACAAGTGTAGCCGTATCATTAAAGTAATAAAAATATTGTACTTCTTTGCAATTTGCTTACCTTTGGCAGCGTTATGCTACATAGGTGGGCATCTTGCTTATGAGATAATGTTAAAACTTCGGAAATGACACCAAAAGAGAAGGCACAGGAATTGGTAGATAAATATTTAAATGCTTCATTTAATTGCAAAGATTGTGATATGCCATATTGTGATATGAAGTGTACAATTTTAAGTTTTAATGAGGCTAAACAATGCGCCGTAATAGCAGTAGACGAAATAATTGCTTCTAACCCTATTGCCTTTGACGAAGATGATAACTGCATAGAAAAACAATGGTGGCAAGAAGTTAAAAAAGAAATAGAATTATTATGACTTGGAACGATTTAACAGTTTGGCAGTACCAACAAATTTACCCAATAGTTACTAAGCCTGAGAAGGGTTGGACTACCTTAGACGTGGAAAGTAAGTTAGTAGGTATAATCTTTAACCTTACCGACACTCAGGTAGATAGCCTAAGCGTAAAGCAGTTTAACAACCTAAAGGCAACACTTGACTTTTTAGATGACAAGATAGAAGGGAAGCCTGTTAAGTACACCGAAGTAAATGGGAAGCGTTACAGGTTTATTTATGATGTGCAGCAAATCAAAGCAGCCAGATACATCGAGACAAAAGTATTTAGCACCGACTTAGTAGGTAACCTACACAAGTTAGCAGCCTCAATGGTTATGCCTCAGCGTAGAACCTGGTGGGGAAAATGGGTTGATGACAAGTACGATGCTGCCAAGCATAGCGAGTATGCAGAGGACTTACAAGCAGCTAAATTTATGCACGTTTACCAATCCATTGTTTTTTTTTATCAAGTATACAGAAATTGGATAGAAGTTTCACAGGCTTATTTGGTTCAGGAAATGACGAACAAGGGAATGAGTTTGGAACAAGCGAAAGAGGTGGTTCAAATTTTATGCAGCACTTTGGATGGCAGTATTGCGCCAAATCTGTTGCCGACCACGAAAATATCACAGTTGACCAAAGCTATGAACTAACAACCATACAATTCTTAAATACCCTATCTTACCTAAAGGCTAAAGCTGATTACGATAAGGAGCAACATAGGAAACTGAAATAAGACTGACCCTGCCAATTTTGGTGGGGTTAGTTATTTTTAGACCTTCCTTATATTTATTAGCGTGAGCATAAGTAAAGCACAAATACAGGCATTAAGGGATAACTTTATACAAAGCTTAGGCGGTAGCTTTGATAAGTACAAAGGGGGAGATTTGCCCGTATTAGAGGAAACACTTGCTTTGTATGGTCAAGCCTTTAACGATAAGATTACCGAAATACTTGACAAGGAAAATATTACGAGTTCTGGAAGATTGGCAGAACCAGCTTTGCCTATCATTACAAAGTTTGGCAATGGCTACATTTTAAGTGTAGGTTATGAGCAAGGAAGTGAGGCATCTAAATACTATGACTTTGTAAACAAAGGGGTAAAAGGTACAAGTAACGAGAAGGCAGACGCTAATAGTCCTTATGCTTTTAAGGGTAATAAAAAAGCCGTGCCAATTAGTTCAATAGAAAAATGGTTAGGATATAACAAGCTAAAATCGGTATCGGTTAAAAAGTATACAAAGCTTGGAACTGAAGCAAAGGCAATAGAAGGCAAGAAGTCCTTAGCCTTTTTAATTGCTCGTAGTATACATAGGAAAGGTTTAAAATCTACACGCTACTTTGATAGGGCGGTAGCACAAATATTTAATAAAGAATTTATTGAGAATATAGCAATCGCAGTAGGTGGCGATGTGCAAATTCAAATCAAACAAGCAATCAATGGCAATAACAATAACAAGTAGTCCTGCACCTTATTCGTCTATGCACGATAACTTATGGTTCGTATCAAGTTCTACTAATAGCGGAACAACAAACTTTAAATTTGTTTATGATGTCTATATAAACGGAAGCCAGGTAATTAGGTCTAAAGTATTCCCTTCGCCAAGTGCAGAGGGTAGCTATGGGGTGTTTAACGCATCTCCAATGGTTAGGAGTTTTGTTACTAACTACTTCGAGCCTTCAGGCAATTCAATACTTGTAGCTTCAAACGATAAAATCAAGGTAGATTATGACATAAGAATAGGCGAGGAAGTTAGCGGTGTTACGACTACAAACTTAGCATCTGGTAGCTACTCAGCTTACAACTTTGTACCACCATTGTTTGCCGATGTGTTCTTAACAAAGAACAATACACCTTTAGTGTTATCGGACTATTACGATAATTTACTATTGGAAAACTTTACAGATGACTTCTTGACGGAAAGGGACACAGACGAAATAACGCTTGAATACGGAGATAACTTTTACATTACGTTCCTACGCATAGCTACTGGCGGTTACTCAGCTTGGGTTGAAGTATTAGGCGATGGCGATGTGGTTACTAATACTGTATCGGGCAATATTACTTTAGGCGGTCAATTCAATATGTTTAACCTACAAGCAGGACACATAAACGATTGGGCATCTGGAACTATAATTACCGAGAATACATACGGCTATAACTTCTATTTAAAAAGAGGTGGCGCACAAACAAGGGTAATTAAATTAAGACATAAGTGCTATCCTAAATACCAACAATTTAATTTAGAGTTCTTAAATAGATTAGGCGGTTGGGACACTAAAAAGTTTGCCCTTGTTAATAGAAGGTCAAGCGAATATCAAAGAGCATCATATAGACGAAGCGATTGGCAGCTTGTAGGTGGACAAATGACAAATATAGATGGATATAACAGGTATAACGAAACGACTTTCAACTATGCTATTCAGCATAAAGATAAATATAGGCTCACTTCTGATTGGGTTAGCGAACAGGACTATTCGTGGTTGGCTCAACTTGTATCGAGTCCTATTGTTTATATTGAAGTACTTGGTGCTTATTTCCCTGTTACCATAAGTACAAGCAATTACGATTACAAGTTAGAAAGCGCGGATAAACTATTTAACTTTGAGATTGAAGTAGAAGTAGGAAAATACTTAACAAGTCAATTTAGATAATGATTAGTACCGAGATTTATATTGAGGATAGGAAAATAGATTTATTGCAAGATATATCTACCGAGTTTACTTATGCCATTGATGATGTAAGCGAGTTCGGTAGTCGCAATACTTCCTTTAGCAAAACAATAAGCATACCAGGAACGGCAACTAACAACTTGGTGTTTGGTTATATCTTTGAACTTAACAACGCTAACTTTACGGATAACACCTTACCAAACGTAGGGTATAACTTTAACGTAACTAAACAAGCTAACTGCAAAATATTCATTGATAAAGTGCAAATATTCAAAGGCACTTTACGAATATTAGAAATAGTTATAGACAAAGAGACAATCGAGTACCAGTGTAGCGTGTTTGGTGAACTTGGTGGGTTTATTAATCAGTTAGGCAATAAGCGTTTAGAAGATTTAGATTTTAGTGCTTACAACCATACTTATAGCGTAGCTAATATTAGTGCGAGTTGGGATAATGCAGGAGGTTCAAGTTATTACTACCCTTTAATTGATTACGGAAGTGTTAGCACTGGCACAGGTTCAACAGGACCAGGAGCATACGGAGTTGCTAAAAAGGACTTTCAATACACAACGTTTAGACCTGCTTTATATGTTAAGGAGTATATGCAAAAGATATTTGCAGGAACGGACTATACTTTTAGTTGCCCGTTTTTTGATACGGCTTTATTCAAGCGTTTGATAATACCGCATAATCAAACAAACATTACAACGCTAAACAATACAAGTTTAGATGCCAATGCTGATATACAACTAATTAATACAAACCTTAACACGTTTGTAGAATTTACAATGGTAACGGCAGGTAGCTTTACACTTGACATAACAAAGCAACTATTTACTTATACTGGTACTCCTACAATTACAACTGACATACAATTAACTTTGCGTGGCGATGTAACTAATTACAATCCAAGCCTACCGGCTTTTTCTGTTATATTAAAAAAAGATGGCGCACAAATAGGCAGACAAGATTTTGATGCGAGTATTAACGACTTTATGGACTGCAATATTTTAGTTAGCGGTGTTTCATTTGCTACTAATAACACTATGCAGGTCGAGATATTAGGCAACGGAATTTTTCTAAATATTATTTTAGGAGAGGTTAAACTAACTACAACAACACCAACACAAGTTCAGGTAAATTTAGGAGAAACAATTAAGGTAAACGATACAATTCCAAAAGGTATATTTCAAAGAGATTTCTTTTTAAGTATTGTTAAGATGTTTAACCTTTATGTCTATGAGAATAAGTTTAATGACAAGGAACTGGTTATTAGTCCGTATGTGGACTTTTATCCTACTACATCAGCTACGGCAGAAGATTGGACTAACAAAGTAGATAGAGCAAAGCCGATAAGTGTAAAGCCAATGAGTGAGGTTAATGCTCGTTACTATAACTACAAGTTTAAAGCTGACAATGATTTCTACGGGGAAAATTATCGCAAGAAGTACACCGAAGGCTATGGAGATTTTATTTACGACACCGAGTTTGACTTTGTAAAAGAAACCGACACTTTAGAACTTATATTTGCTGCATCGGTACTTTATCAAGCAACAGGTCAGGACAAAGTATTTCCTGCTATATATAAAAAGTCAAATAGTAATAATGCAGAAGATAGAATGGATAGCATAATTCGTATTATGCAAACAAAGAAGATTACGGGAGTAGCAAGTTGGAACATTATGAATACAACTACTAACTTGGCATCTTATACAAGCTATGGTTATGCAGGACACTTAGATGACCCTATTAACCCTACTAACGACATAAACTTTGGCGCACCTAAAGAACTACAATTCAACCCTAATACTTATCCAACTACAAACGTATTTAATGCGTTTCATAGTCCTTACCTTGCGGAGATAACAAGCAAGGATAGTAAACTATTAACTTGTTTTGGTTTACTGGATATTGTAGACATTTTTAATTTAGATTTTAGTAAGTATGTATGGATTGACGGGGTATTATTTAGGCTTAACAAAGTCGAAAACTTTAACCCAATGGAATACAACACTACTAAATTATCATTCCTTAAAGTAATAGAAACATCATACTAATGTCAGAAAACACTCAATTATCATTTGATATAAGGGTTGGCGGTAACCAAGACCAAGCTTTAGGCTCGTTAAAAGCGCAGCTAAGAGAAGCAACCGCAGAAGTAACAAAACTATCCGAGCAGTTTGGAGCAAGTAGCAAGGAAGCCGTAAACGCAGCAAAAAGGGCAGCCGAACTTAAAGACCAAATCGGAGATGCTAAAAGTTTAATTGATGCTTTCAATCCAGATGCTAAGTTTAAAGCCTTAACTGCTTCGCTTGGTGGTGTAGCAGGTGGCTTTAGTGCCTTACAAGGTGCAACTGCTTTATTTGGTAAAGAGAATGAGGACTTAGAGAAAACTTTGTTAAAGGTACAATCTGCTATGGCTTTATCTCAAGGCTTACAAGCAGTAGGGGAAAGTATTGATAGCTTTAAGCAATTAGGTACAGTTATCAAAACGCAGGTAGTTAGTGCCTTCTCTACTTTAAGAGGTGCTTTAATTGCAACGGGCATTGGTGCATTGGCAATCGGGATTGGACTTGTAGTTGCTAACTTTGATAAGGTTAAACAAGTAGTTCTTAATTTATTCCCAGGACTTGGAAAATTAGCTTCATTCTTTGGTAATATTGTTGAAAAAATTACTGATTTCGTAGGTGTTACTTCACAAGCAGAACGTGCTTTGGCTTCTTTAGAGAAAACAACTAAGCGAGGTAATGAAGGTATCGAGGCACGAATTAAAGTACTTACTGCACAAGGCGGAAAGGAGAAGGAGATATATGCACTTAGTAAGCAACAAGGAGAAAATGAACTTAACTTTTTAAGAGAAAAGCTTAAAAGTAAAAACAAGCTAACCGATGAGGAATTAAAAAAGTTTAGAGATTTAAAAACAGAACAAGCCGTTTTAGATGCTCAAGAGCAAAAAAGGCAACAAGATATATTAACTGAAAATGCTAAGAAGGGAGCAGATGCAAGTAAAGAAGCAGATGCAAGGCGTAAAGCAGAGGCAGAAAAAAGAAAAGCAGAAGAGGAAAAGCTAAGCGAGGAATTATTAAAGACACAACAAGACCGAAGGAAGCTACTTGCAGAAGATAACTTAATAACCCAGGACCAAATTGCTAAGGATAAAAAAGATGCCGAGGAGAAGGCTAAAAAAGAGCAAGAGGCAATAGATAACGAAAGGATAGCAGGTCAAAAAGCAGTTATGTCTACTATGACTAACTTTGCTTTACAAGGTATACAAGAACAACAAAACGCAGCAAAGGCACAAGCTGAAATTGATAGGATTGCTACCGAAAATAAGTTAAAGGAACTTGAACTACAAAAGCAAGGAGCAATGGCTGCCCTTGATGCAGTTGCAACTATTATAGACCAAAATAGTGTTGCAGGTAAAGCTATCGCAGTTGCTAAAGCAGTTATGTCTACTTACGAAGGTGCGACCAAAGCCTTGGGTGCTTATCCGCCACCATTCGGAGCGATTGCAGCAGCAGCCACAGTTGCAGCCGGATTGGCAAACGTTAAAAGGATTGTTTCTACTAATATACCTTCAGCAAGAGGTACTGGAAGCGTAGGGGGTGGAGCATCTGCACCGAGCATAAATTCGGCAGCACCAATAACACCACCTCAACCACAAGCGGCTACTACAAACCTAAGCAACCAAACAATTAACGCAATAGGCAACCAAGCGATAAGAAGCTACGTTGTAGAAAGCGATGTAACAAGTAACCAACAAAGAATTGCAGCTATTCAGCAAAGAGCAAGATTTGGTTAAATGATAACAATTTAAAACACTTAATATTTACGAATATGGACTTACCTGTTTATTTATTAGACATTAGCGAGGATATGAATGACGATGCCGAAGTAGATTACGTTGCACTCGTAGACAAACCTGCTATTCAAAAGAATTGGAATGCCTTTAAAAACCAACAACGATTTGAAGTGGTTAGCGAAGATAAGCGTATTATTTCTGGACCTCTTATGCTTGCTGATGTACCTATTTTTCGCAGTGATGCTACTTACGGCGATTATTA